TAGGTGGTTTGATGTGTACATTGACTTTAGGAACTACCAACGTTGAAAAACTAACCGAAGACCAAATAGCCATAGCCAGTGCAAAAGGCTGGACTATCGCATAATAATGAAATAAAAAACAAATACAAAATGAAACAATCAACATATACAGTTCAAATCGTAGAACCAACCGAAGGTCACATTCTGACCCAAGCATCTGACATCGATTTAAAGGACAGAATATTCAGCGAAAAAATATTTTTGGGAGTAAATGATAAAATAGAAAATTGGAAAGAAATAACAATTAAAGAAGCTGATAATTTAAAACAGAAACAAAGAGATTTAATTGAAAAAGAATTGAAGAAATAAATTAATTTTTATGTAAAAAAAAGAAGGGGTTGAAATTGATTTTTCAATCCCTTTTGCTATTTATATATAAAAGAGATAATTATGTGTAACACAAACAATATTTTGTTCAGAGTTGACGATAATTTGTATGCTCAAATGAGCAAGATAAAGACTTCATATAAGTTCAGAAGCAATGCCGAACTGGCTAAAACCATTGTGAATGTCTTTTGCAATATCTATTCTCAAAAAAAGAGAAAAGAAGAAACCATTGAAGACATCTTTAGAGAGCTAGAAGATGGTGAAATGATGTTCCAGTTTGAAAAGCCAAAACGAAGCCCTTCCAAAAGAACGCAAATCACTCTGAATGAGTTCAATAATGAAGACTTAATCCTACTTACCAATGATATTAAATAACAAGTTTGTAAACGAGAACTACATCTGCGAAGAAAGATATGTACCATACTCTGCCAACTTGAAAAACAAGCAATATATCGATAATTGGTTGGAAAGAAACTACAAAGCCCTGTTCGTCAAGTTCTCTAGGAATGATGATAAAATAACCAAGAAGGGGTATTCCAAGAGAGACGTTTTACACGAAACCATCATTAGAATTTATATCAATAAGGTTAAATACAAGAATCAGGAAGACTGTGATAACCAACTAAATAATTTCTTTCACATTAAAACAAAATGAGTAGAAATAAAGACTACATAAAATTAATCAATTGTCATAAGTGGAGAAAACTACGTAATGAGCAGTTGAAGAGGAACCCTCTTTGTGCTATTTGTGGTGATATTGCCACTGAAGTACACCATTTGAAGCCAATTGAATCAGAAAAGGAATATGATAGAATGGAAACTTTAGCCTATGACCCTGTTAACCTTCAATCGTTATGTCATAAGTGCCACGCTGACACTCATATAGCGATGAAAAAACACAAAAAACAAACAAATAATGAATTAAATAAAAAGAAATTGAATGATTTCTTTAATAAATACTTCAATTAAAAACATAAACTAAAAAAGAAATAAAAATGAATTTACTAAACATATTAAAAATAGATAAGAATATTCGTAAGTTAATTAATTATCTGACTGAACTACTTACAGAAAAAGGATTATATGATTCTTCATTGGATATACAGATATTCAACGTTGCTTGTCTGCTCTTCCAATATAATAAACTTGTAAATACGTTTGTGTCGGAATCCACAATAGTAGAACAGTCTGTACGTGGTGGCGGGGTATCAAAGAAGAAGAATCCAATTCTCAACGAATTAGTCAATTGCTCCGAATCTCTACGCAAGAACTTAAAGGAATTAGGATTGAGCTTGGATGCGAAAGTAACTGCGGTGGCAGATACAGACCCGTTGAGCAACCTAATAAGTGCTATGAATAACATTGATAATGAATAACCTTAAATGACTAAAGATGAAGTAATTGAAAAGATAAAATTATATGAGATACCAACCGAGCAGCTAATTAAAATTGATAGCAGGCTACATATCTATGTTGATGAAGTTCTAGCTAATCCCAATCACCATAACAAATACGAAATACTAGCCGTATTCAGGTTCTTGGACTTCCTAAAGCGTGATGATTTAATCTTCAATATCAAAGAGATTAAGAAATTTATTGTGTTTTACGAGCACTTAAAATTCCCAAGCAATAAGGGGATGCAGTCTTTTGAGTTAACGCCAGTCCAAGTATTTCAATTTTCCTGTGTTCTAGGATTTTATAAAAAAGAATCAGGATATAGATTAACTAGGGAAGCCTTGTTGTTCGTGCCACGAAAATTTTCCAAAACCACTTCTGTTGCTTCTTTAGCAATTTATGACTGCCTTTTTTGTGATTCGGATGCACAGGCTTATGTAGCTTCTAATTCATTCGCTCAAAGTAAGATTTGTTTTGACATCATTAGAAATTCATTAAAAGCATTAGACCCCAAGTTGTCACATTTCCGATTGAATCGTGAGATTATTTATAATTTAATGCCGAACAGGACTTCATTCATTCGTTGTTTAAGTACTTCTGCTGATAGGCTAGACGGTTTGAATGCCAGTATGGTGATACTTGATGAATATAGTCAAGCCGATAGTGCTGATTTGAGAAACGTATTAACTAGTTCAATGGGTGTAAGAAAAAATCCGTTAACAGTTACCATAACAACAGCTTCAAGCAAATTGGAAACGCCATTCACTAGTATGTTGGAAAATTACAAGAAAATTTTAGAGGGTGAAATAATCAATGATTCAATTTTCGCTTCCATATTCCAACCTGATGAAGAAGATGATTTATCCAGTGTTGATACTTGGTATAAAGTTCAACCTCACATTGGCGTGACAGTTAACGAAGAGTTCTATCGGACAGAGTATCAGAAGGCGTTAATGTCTGCTGACGATATGATGGAATTTAAGACTAAATTATTGAATGTGTTCACCAAAAATGCTACGGAAATTTGGATTAATAAAAATATTATTGAACGAAATACAGAACACTTCGATTTTTCAATGCTTAAATCAAGACCTCAATGTATGGTTAGTGTCGATTTAAGTGTCAAAGATGATTTTAGTTGTGTCTGCTATGCTCTCTATGATAGTATAAACAAGAGATTTGTATTCAAAAATTTTTATTATATCCCAAAACAAACAGCAGAGAATCACCCTAATAGGGCAATGTATCAAGAACTGATAGATAAGGGGTATTTAATCATTTGTGGCAATGAAGTTATTGATTACAAGCAAATAGCAAGCGATATAATTAGTAATTCCAAGTTTGTGAATATCCTACAAATAGGCTATGACGCATACAGAAGTAAGGAGTTCATCAATATCATAAAAACGGCAGGAATCAAATGCGCTATCCCTTACTCACAAACATACAGCAATTTCACTAGTCCAGTCGAATCGTTCGAATTGGCTATTTACGAGGGCAGACTAAAATTTGATGATAATCCCTTGAATGCTTATTGTATTAGTAACGTGATGATTGACGAGGATAAGATGCAAAATAAGAAGCCTATTAAAAAATCTCGTAACGATAAAATCGATGGTATAATTTGTATTTTGATGTGTCTTGGAATGTTCCAAAATTATAAGCGTTAAGCATTTTAATCAATAAAAACATAACTATTAAAAATAGAATATGGAATTATTATTAAAAAGAATATTTCGTGGTGATAAATATACGATAGGACACCTGTACATTGATGGTAATTACTGGTCTGACGTACTCGAAGATGTTGATAGAGGATTAACTGATGATATGACAGAAGAACAGATAAAGAAGATTAAGGTATATGGTAAGACTGCTGTTCCGAAAGGTCGATATAAGATTGAAGTCACATACAGTCCCAAGTTTAAACGCTATCTACCTATTTTATTGAATGTTAAGGGATTCAGTGGAATTAGGGTCCACTCTGGTAATACAGCAGAAGACACGCTCGGTTGTCTTTTAGTAGGCTTCAATAAAGTGAAAGGACAGGTAATCAATTCACGTGTAACTAGTGATAAGTTGACAGCATTGTTACGCAATACTAAAGAAGAAATCCACATCACAATCGAATAAAAATAAAAACACAAACAAAATAAAATGAAATTCAAAATAAGAAATTTATTTAAAAATAAGGATAAGGAAAACAAACGAACTGGAGATGTCAATGTCAGATACGTGGGAGCTAAACAGAACAAGTACACGGCTGTTTATGACGAGGAAAAAGCTCTTACCAATTCTGTTATTTATAGAGGTGTTAGTATTCTGACGGATTCGGTTGCTTCCATTCCTTTGGGTATCTATCGTAAAGATAAGAAGGGCTTTTGGAAAGCAGACGAGAAAAATACATTATATAATGTACTGACGAGAACTCCGAACAATCGTCAAACCATCTATGAACTATTGGAAGGTCTTGTTTTTCAGTTAATTATGTTTGGAAACGCTTATATCCTGATAAAAAGAAATGCAAGTAGCGATGTTAAAGAACTGGTGTTGTTATATCCCCATTCGGTTTACCACGATGTAATCGCCAATACATACAACGTCACAGATACATATAATGGTGTTTCAGGCTTATTTAATAGCAACCAAATTATTCATCTACGTCATAAATCTTTAGAAAATATTATTGGAAAATCGGTCGTGGACTATTGCGGAAAGACATTGGGACTTGCTTCTGCTTGCGATAGTGAGAGCTTATCTACTTTGAGTAATGGTAACAAGATGAAGGGTATCATTTCAAGTGAATCCTCTGTTATCGGATTTGGCGATGCACAGGATTCTCAACTTATTGATATTCAAACAAATATTCAAAACGAGATTGATTCAGGAAAAGACATTATGACCTTGCCTTCGGGCGTGAAATTTCAATCAATGAGTTTGTCGGCAAAAGATAGCTTACTACTTGATAATAAACAATATAGTTTATCTGATTTAGCCCGATTTATGGGTGTAAGTCTTTCAAAATTAGGTATTTCTTTAGGTTCAAATTATCAGGCGGCACAGCAAGACCAGTTGAATTTTTACATCGATACGCTTAATCCGATTCTGAAAAAAATCGAAGCAGCTTTTAATAGTAAATTAATCCCTGATTCAGTTTCATCAAGATATAAAATAGAGTTCGATAGAACAACGCTTCCTTATTTTAATGACATAATGAAAAACTACAAAACACAGATTGAAATGGGTATCTTATCCGTGAATGATGTTCGTAGAACCTTTAATAAGGATGAAGTAGAGGGTGGCGATGAAATCCTTGTTTCAACCAACCTTCAATCTATTCAGAATTATAAAGTAACAGTAGATTCTATTGATGATAAATCAATTAAAAATGAATCAACTGAAAATCAGGATATTACATCTTGATTGATACTAAAAATAACAAAACAAACATAGAAGTAAACGATTTATAAACTTATGGAAATCAGAAGCATAGAATCTAGTTTTCAAGAGAATGATAACATCATTGAAGGTTACGCTATTCGTTTTAACTGTACTTCCAACGTCTTATATGATAAAGAAAAGAGAAGATTCTTTAGAGAGATAATTGATAGAGAAGCCATCACACAAGAATTAATAGATAATTCAGATATTAAGTTCTTATTCAACCACGACAAGGAAAGGTTATTGGCTAGACGGAACAAGGGAACTGGAAGCCTGAACGTTGAGGTGAGAGAAGATGGTGTGTATTTCAGTTTTGAGATTCCAAATACTGGTATTGGTAACGACTTAAAAGAAATGATAAGACGAGGTGAAGTGACTACTTGCTCTTTCGCTTTTACGGATGGGGATTCAATAGAGTGGGATTTTTCTGATAGAGAGATACCAACTAGAACTGTTAAGAGTATTCGAGGACTTTTCGATTTATCAGCCGTATTCGATGCAGCATACAGTCAAACAGAAATCAGTTGTCGTTCAATCGATGAAATGGTGGAAGCACAAACAGAACGGACAGAAACACAGACAGACGAATCTTGGAAACAAGAGCTAAATAATTACAGACAAAGACTTAATTAATGGAATTAATAGATAGAATCGCACTTATCAAAGAAGAGTTACGTGAACTTATTGATAATGCCGAAGTAGAAAAGAGAAGTCTAAATGATGATGAAAAATCCTTGTTTGAAACAAAGGAAAATGAGTTAAAAGACTTACAGGTACAATTAAGAAGTACTGAAATAATTGAAACACAAAATAAAACAGACAAAAAAAATATGAAAAGAAATTTCAGAGAAAATATTGCTTTAGCTATGCAAGCTATCGCTAACAACAGAAGCATTGAAGATTTAGAAAATGTTGCAGGAAATGTAATCAGTTTGAGAGCAGCTAATACTGGTGATACTACTTCTGTTGAAGTGGATGCAGTTAGAGGTGAATATGCAACCGAATTGCTTGAACCACTCCAAGATGCACTTATCGTTGACAAATTGGGAATCAAAGTTATCACGACTGGCAAGGCTGTTGTTATGCCATCAGTAAGTTCAGTTGAAGCAAGTATTGAGGGTGAGACTACCGAACTTGTAGGTCAAAAATTAGAATTTGCAAAAACTAAAGTTGTTCCTTTCAGAGTTGGTTTATCATTGCCTTTCTCAAATACTGCCATCAAAGAAGCTGACATCAATTTAGTTAACTATGCTATCAACTTAGCAGGAAAAAGCGAAGCTCAATTGATTAATAAAGTAATGTTCGCTAAAGAAGCTGTTAACTCACAAAAGGGTTGTTTCGTGGATGCGTATGCTGCTGAAACTGGTAATACTGCAATCAGCTACAAAAACATTGTAAAATTAGCTTCAAAGGTGAAAAAGAATAACGTAATATTCGATAATACAGCAGCTTACGTAATCAGCCCTGATGTTGAAGCAGAACTTAAAACAACTCCAATCGATGCAGGTTCAGGTCGTATGGTATTAGAAAACGGTCAAATGAATGGTTATCCTGTTCTTGTTTCAAATGCAGTTGAAGGCTATATCGGATTTGGTGTATTCTCTAACTTCTTAATTCAAAAAGTTGGTGCGCCTGACTTAGTGGTAGATAACTTATCACGCTCCAAAGAGAACATTACTGAAATCAATTTTAACGACAATATCGCATTACAAGTAATTCGTCCTGAAGCATTTGCAGTTATGAAAATTGCATAATTATATAAATCCAAATGATTGAGACATTGATTAATTTGATGTCTCTTTCATTTATCAATAAAAAATAAAAACTAGCGATATGAGATACGTTACAGTAGAAGAAATAAAAAGACATTTATATGTTGATTTTGAAGCGGATGACATCATACTCGCTGATTACATTGATGCTTCACAGGAAATTATAGAAAAGTACTTGAATGTAAAATTGGATGATTTAGTGGTGGATGAAAGGCTTCCATACCCGATATTACAAGCTATTAAAATAATGTGTGGTAACTTGTATAACAACAGAGAATCAATTGCTTTCAATGCCGTTCCTTATCGGATTCCATTCTCATTTGAATATCTGCTTCAACCATACAAATCTTATAAACGAGAAAGCGAGGTTACTGAATGAGAGCAGCATTATTACGTGAGTTCATCATTATATATAGGTATGAGAATGTTCAGTCTCCAACTGGTGAAATCACAAAGCAAAAGAAAGAAATAGCTTTATTGAGAGCCTATCGATTAAAAAGTACAGGTCAAAATAAAGAAGTGGCAAAAGAACTTTTTGATTCTCAATCTATTGTATTTCAAATAAGATATTTTCCTGATATTCAAGATAGCGATATAATTAGTTATAAAGACACTGAATATAAGATAGTCTCTATTGACGAAAACATTTGGGATAGAACCCTCAAAATAACAGTTCAAAAAATTAATAAGTAATGACTAATAAGGATTTAGATATTGAAATAGAATTACTTAACTTAGAGACTGTTAAGGATGCGATTCAAGAACTTGGTGATAGCGTTTCCCAACATAAGGTAGTGGATGCAGCTTTGAAAAAGGGTAGCCAATACCTGATGGCTAAAGGTAGATTGAAACTTCGTCAACGAATGAAAAGCAGAAAGGGTGTGTCGGGTAATCTATTGAAGTCATTTTCATATAGAATCAAAAAGAGAAAATTCGGAGCATTGGTCGGATTCAAGCAAACAGGAAAGCACGCACATCTTGTATCACAGGGGACACGAAAAAGATACACCCGTAAAGCTCAATATCGAGGATTCGTAACTGGTAATGCCTTTTGGGAAGATACTAGACAAAAAGAAACTCCGAAGGCTATGGTGTTAATTCTCAATCAGATTAAAGCATCAATAACAAACATAAAAAACAGACGAAATGGATAACATTAGTTTTTATCCTTCAAAATTACAGACAAAATTTAGTGTGTGTACATTGATAAGGGAAAGGCTATTAGCTGATGAAAAGATAAAAGAATTGGTAGGAAATAAAATCTTTCCTATTATAGCTCCTGAAAATACACAAGGTAATTATATAGTCTACGTAAGAGACGAATATAGTATCGATAGAACTAAAACAGGGATAGCTTTCCATAACTGTATTGTCTTTATTTCTTGTGTTTCTTCTTCTTATGATGAATCACAAAAAATCGCTGATGCAGTCTTTCAATGTCTTGATGGTAAATACAAAATAAACACTGAACAACAAAATATAAATGCTATCGAAATGATTGATAGCACAGAAGATTACGATGGAGACGTTTATATACAAACTCTCTCATTTTCAATAAAATAAAATAACAAACAAAATAAAAATATGGCAAATACATATACATCTGATAATTTAATCTTGGGGGATGAGTTATTCCTTTATGTAAAAAGTGGCAGTGGCGATACTTATAACCCAATTGCTTACAGTACTTCTTGTTCTTTGAACTTGTCACAAGACGCAATCGATACATCAAATAAAATGGCGGGAGTTTGGGCTTCTGCATTACCTGGCAAGTTGCAATGGACTGTAAGTACCGAATCTCTAATGTCCTACGATGAGACGGGATACGGCTTTTTCGTTGATATGATGACACAAAGAAAACCATTCTTGATTAAATTCGGACAGACTACGGATATTTCAGCAGGTAACTTTGAGATGGACGAAAGCAAAACTTATTACACAGGTCAAGCATATTGCACGAGTTGTAATTTGAGTGCAGACAATGGTTCTGTATGTACAATGAGCATCGAGTTAACAGGCGATGGCGCATTGACAAAAACGGATGCAAAAGCATAAAAACAATAATCAATTTTGAAGGTGGGTAATTTCGGTTACTCACCTTTTTTTATACCTATATATAATAATGTACGTGCGCGCGTGAGTACCTTTATTGTAATACTTATTCATTTTAATGAATAAAAACATATCTAATAAAATTAGATAATGAAGAGATTAAATTTCAATTTAAAATTAAATATCAAATCAATTATATTTTATGAAAGGTTGACAGGTAGACCATTCTCTGAATTTAGAGGTTCAGAAGAAGATGTCATTCCCTTGTTGTATTGTATGTTGGTGTCGAATAATGACTTCAAGCGCACATACCAAGAAACAATAGAATATTTATTTACAGACGAAAAATTCGTTGAAGAAATAAATCAGAGACTTCAACAGATATTTCTCTTTGAAAGCCAGTTCTTCAATAATCAGGATATAAATAAAGAAATACATACTAAAAATAACACACCAAATAAAGAAGAACAACCAAAAGTCTACATCTACCAACTTGTTCCGATACTGGTTATGGACTGCAACTTGGATATTAACTACGTTCTCAATGAGATGCACTATTCCGAAATAGATAGCTACATCAAATATCGTGATGATAAAAACAAAAACAGACTAGAGGAAAAGAGGTTGTTTACGTATCTCACTATAATGCCGCATATCAACTCCAAGAAACTATCTGTAAATGAATTACTTCCATTTTCTTGGGAAAAAGAAGAGAAAGAAAAAGAAGGATTGAAAGTTATTGATAATCACCAAGATAAATTGAAGAACTTTATGAATAGTGGTTCAATTGAATGGACGCAACCTGAATAAAATTATTAACACAAACAAAAATAATGAGCAAAAAACTAGATTTCTCTATTGCTGTCAAGTTAGCAGCAGAGAACTTTCAGAAAGGAATTAAAAACATACAATCACAACTTGGCAAATTTAAAAAGCTAGCTGTCAATGCTTTTGCAGGTTTTTCGGCTTTACAGTTTGGTCGTGATATGATTCAAGCGGGTGCACAGTTCCAAGATGCAATGGCACGTGTTCAGGCTATATCAAAGGCTTCTACTAATGATTTGAAAGCACTACGAGAAGAAGCTATGAGGTTGGGACGTGACACGAAATACACCGCAACGGAAGCTGCTACCGCTTTGGAACAACTAATCCGAAATGGTCTAAAACCTGTTGCGGCAAAAGAAGCATTGGGCGGTGTTCTTCAATTAGCACAAAGTCAGGCTATTAGTTTGGCGGAAGCCGCTGATATTGCCACCACATCTATGAACGCATTTGGACTATCTACTAAGGATTTAACTAGAATAAATGATGTATTAGCAGCAACAGCTTCCAATACTGCTACCAACGTATTGGAACTTTTTGAAGCGTTCAAAATCGCAGCTCCGATAGCGAAGTCGGCTGGTGTTTCACTTGAAGAAACAGCAACAGCTTTGGGAAGCCTTGCAAATCAAGGATTTAGGGGTTCTGAGGCGGGAACGGGCTTGAAACAAATCATCTTGGCGATTGCCGATAAGACCCCTGACGCCATCAAAGTAGCACAGAAATATGGAATCCAACTAGATGAAGTAAGCCTTAGAAGCGAGGGACTTATAAAGACCCTTGAACGTATGAAAAAAGCCGCTATGGGTTTCTCAATTCAGGATTTAAGCCAGTTCGCCAATAAGTTGGGTGCGCCGAAGATGGCGGCAGTACTTGGGAGTGATATGAGTGAATTATATCAAGCCGTAGCCAACAGTCAGGGAGAAGCTGCACGAATGTTCGAGGAAGGCTTGGGCGAGTTTGAAAAAGCTCAAAAAACGCTTATCAGTGTATATGAAAACACACAGATAAAAGTCTTTGATAGCTTTAAAAACTTGTTTACTCAACCACTCAACATACTAGCAGAGTTCATTCGTAGGATTCAGGACGTTCCCACTGTAATGGTCGGTGCAGTCGGTTTGGCTCTATCTAAAATTGGTGGATTATTTCAAAAAACACAGGTTAAATTAAAGAGCTTTGCCGAACAAGAATACACCAAAGAACTGAACAAAAGAGGGGATGCGTACCAAAACGCTGCGATAGCTCAAAGTATCACCAATATAAATTCAGGAGTAGATAAGTCAACAGCAAATTATTACAGGAATTTACACCAAGAATTGGGACAAGTTGCTACTCAATTTGATTTATCAACCAAAAATGGAAAGGTCTATCAGAAGTTGATGAACGATTTGAGCTACATTACTAACGCTAGTACTACTAATACACAAAAATACAAAAGAGCCATTGCGAATGTAGCTGACACATTAGCCACAATGAATCGTCAAACACAAGGCGTTAATGTTAATGTACTACGTACCGCCTATGTAGATTTTGAACGAGATAAAAGCAAAATTGTTGCTAGTGCTTCCAATTTCCAAAGTACAATGACAAGCGTATTTGGTAAAATCGGAACTGCTGCTAAAACTGTTGGTAGAAGTATATATAGCTTCTTCGGGGGCTGGATTGGATTGGCTCTTACCCTTGTTTCAGTAGTAGGAACTTCTTTAGTTAGTGCTTGGCGGAAGAGTACGGAAGCTGTCAGAAACGCTAATAAATTAATGAATGAAGCCACTACCAATAATAACAAATTAGAGACCTCATTTCTTCAACTGGTATCGATATTGAGAGAACACGAAAGTAGTTCCTATGCTTGGCAAGCGGCTATGAGCAAATTGAAAAGGGAATATCCCGAACTGCTTGAAAAATTACATCTTGAAAAAATTAGTGTTAATCAGTCAGCAGAAGAGTATGATAAGCTAGCAAATAGAATCAAAGATGTTATCAAGTGGCAAAAGCAATACAACACCTTCAAGGCTAAGAACGATGCGGTAGAAGAACTAAATAAGAGCTTCTTTGAGAAAAATGCTGTTTTTAAGGAGTGGATGAAAAAGGTACAAATAATGTACAAAGAAAATGGTCTCATTCCCGAAGTTGCAGAAATTAAACAAAATGATTTTAAGAATAATGTAACAAATATTTTATTAGGTAATAAAAATGATTCAATTAAAAAACAAGAATTAATTAAATTATTTCAAGATGCTTTTAAAGAAGGACGAGATTCAACGTATTTGAATGCTACTGCACAAAGATTTGCCAATCTAACCATAGCTCATTACAATGCAAAAGCAGGATTAAAAATTAAGGAGTTAAATAGAAATTTTCCTGAAAATGAACCTGTCAAAGACAAGTTGACATCTGACATTGATAAGTACCTAAGCGATAAAGAAGGTGAACTGAATTTGGCTATCGCTAATGTACGTAAAGAAGGCACCGCAAAGGGATGGGGCGATGAAGAAATCAAGCAGAAAATCAACACATTAGCAAAAGATTTGATTGATGAAATTTATAAGGAACTAGACGGGCAAACCTATACAGATAAAAAAGGTGATAAGCGAAATTCACTTGAATATGCTCAAACGACTGGTTCTTACCAATTCATAAAAAATCAATCAATTGCCAATATACCAAAACCTGATAAGAAAGCCGAACAACGTGAAAACTCAATCGCTGATGCTGAAAAGAGATACGCCATCAATTTGGACTATTATTCAAAAGAATTAAGTTTAAATTTAATCGATGAAAAGAAATTTCACGAAAAGAAATTATCTGCTCTTCAATCACTTATTTCTAGTTATGAGTTTAATGGAGACGCTTCCAAACTCGAAACAGCAAAATATAAGGACTTGATTAAAACAAGAGAAGAATTAATCAAGACTTTAAAGAAAGAAAATGATGATGAAGAACGTGCAAAAGAATTGAATCGTTATAATAGAGAAGCCAGTTCCCGTGCTGCTTGGCTGAAAAAATCCTATGATAATACGATGTCAGGAGCAGGCAGAGAAAAAATCAACAAATGGGATTTCTTGTCTTTTGATGCTAAAGAAGATAAAAGTAGCCAAGTTACATTGAACTACTTAAAAGCCCAATTGGATAAATTAAAACAGGTACGTTCCAATGTGACGGAAGATGATATTGCTAGGGCGAAGGAGTTAAAAACCGAAGGTAGTAATGAGTTACTTAATCAGGTTAAGTTACTAGATAATGCTATTCAAATGTTAGGTTCTCACGTAGTTAGCCTTGAAGATAAGTTCCAATTGAAGCAAGCCCAAGAAGCTATAAAAGAGCTTGATAAAGAAGTGCGTAGAGGTACTTACGAAGGTATTAAACAGACTGTTAGTGTTAGTAATCAATTGATTGACACCATCAAAGGATTTGAGAATTTTGATGAAATGAGCGGATGGGAGCAATTTCAATATATTGTTGATTCAATATTCACCACCATTGATGCAATGTTGGAGTTGACTGAAATGTGGGAAAGGCTAGACAAACTGATGAATAACTTTGCTACTGCTACTCAATCTTTATCTAGTATTGAAACAAATGCAGCACAACAACGTATTGCAGCAACACAAGCAGAAGCCAATGCGGTTGTTTCCGCAGAAGCGACCAAAGCAGCAGCTAAAACACAAAGTAGTGCTCAATCAATAGCAGCCGACACAGCAGAAGCAGCCGTAGAAAAAACAACAGCAACAGCCAATGTTGCAGCGAACACAGCAGAAGCAGCTTCAAGCGCAGGAAAATCGGCAGCAAAACTGCCATTCCCGTTCAATTTATTGGCGATTGGTGGTGCAATCGCAGGTGTTCTTGCTCTATTCAGTGCCATTCCAAAGTTCGCCAGTGGCGGTGTTGTGGGTGGCTCAAAATTCAATGGCGACCAAAATCTAGCTAGGGTAAATGCAGGCGAAGCCATTCTGACGAAAAATCAACAGTCAAGGTTATTCAGATTATTAAACGGTGGTGGTTCTTCTACCATTAATAATGGCAATGTTGAGTTCAAAATCAAAGGCTCTGAATTAATTGGAGTGTTGAAAAATTATAATGGTAAAATGAATAAAGTATAATGAAATATATAGGTTATTTTTCTGACTATAATAATAAGGAATACAAAATAGAAATAGTCACCAATAATATTGATACACAGACAAAAGAGATACAGTTATCAAGTGAGCCGTTCACGCTTGAGACTGTATCAGACGGTCTGTATTCCAATCTTAAATTACATAACGCAACGATTAATATAGTGAATGAAGATGCGCTATTTGATTTGTATTCAAGTACTGCAAAAGGGACAAGAGTAAGTGTAACTAGTGGTGATGATGTGATATTCAAGGGGTACGCTACACCTGTTTCATATTCTCAACCATATTCAGATATACTGGAAGTAATTGAATTACAAGCAGTAGACGGTATATCAATACTAGAATATATTAAATATCAGTCGTTTAACAGAACTATTGTTTCATTCAAAAATATATTAAAGAAGTGTTTGAAGGCTTGTGAGTGTGATTATCGATACCTGTACTATCCATATAATTTTCTTATTGGTGACGATGCGGATGCACATTTGTACTTGGATAGATTAAGTATAAGTGAGTTAAATTTCTTTGATGATGATGCGGAGAACACGGCTTGGAGTATGAAAGAAGTTCTTGAAGAAATGATGAAATTTTTAGGAATGACACTTACCATATATAATAATGATGTGTATTTGGTTGACTACAATTATATAAATAATAATCAATTCAATTACCATAAGTTTGATATTGAGAATGATACGGAACTGGGAATGCAGCAGCTTGATAATGTCATTGATTTGACAGGCAAAATAGCTTCCAATGACACTAATATCAGTTTATCTGAAACATACAATAAAGTAACAGTCAATTGTAATTTATATCCAATTCAAAGTGTGATTCCTGATTTGAATGATGAATCATTACTCAATCCATTAATTAAAGAACCACCTTATTATACTCAAAGGGATGGCTCTCAATGGTCGTATTTCGTTAAGTTTTACGAGAATGTGAAATTTGAAAATGTATTCACAGATAGGGATTCACTTCAACCAATAGAAGTTAATTTGGAACAATACAGTACAAATGCGGATGATTTAATTATTAATAACATTGGTTGCATAATTACCAAACAAGCAAAGTACCATTGGGCTGATGGAAAACCTGCTACTTTGAATTTTGAGAATATATTAGCGATTGGAATGGGACTAGGAAATAAGAATTATTCAAGTCTGACAGATTTAACTATGTTTTTAAAACAAGACATTGAAGTGCTGAAAATAAATCCAAACTACCTTGTTGATACTGCAATACTTCCTTCAGGAACCACAACAGGCTATCTTGTTCTATCAGGACAATATTTTCAATCAGATAGTTTATATACAAATCCAAAACAAGCTGGCGACCAAAATTGGAACGGTGCAAATGGAGAGCCTTGTTGCAAATTCAAGCTAAAAATAGGTGATAAGTGGTGGAACGGTGGCAAATGGGTTGATGAGGAGACAAGATTTATTATTGATGTCGGTGGGTATGGCAAATCAAAGATATGGTACGAATGGAACGATTTTGCTAACAACATCACTTATGATATGAATTTGGATGCAACAGGTTACGCCATTCCTATTAAATCTACTGATAATCTGTTTGGAAAAATTGAATTTAGTGTATTACGACCATTTCCGAATAAATATGGCGATGGAGGAAGAATTTATCGTTATCCTTACTATGCATTCTTGAAAAATTTATCATTGAAATTGTATACAGGAGCGGCAGAGATTGATGGCAAGGATAGTACTGATAATGATGTAGCATACACTAATGTAATTAATAATGATTATGTAAACGAGTTTGATGACATTGAACTTAAAATCAACACACAGACAGCGCAAGATTTCTCCTATTCTTCTGTATTTACCAATATTAATAATAAATATAGTTACTTGGATAAACTCACGTATCAAGGGCTAAATCCACCCAATCTTGAACAACAACAGGAATTGAATCTTGTACAAAAATATGCTGAATATTATCAAAAACCGAGAATTATACTGAATACATCAATTAATGAAGATGTGAATCCTTGTTCACGTGTTTATTTTCCTTATTTAAATAAATATTTCTTTTTTGATTCAAATAAAAATAATTTTAGAGAGAATCAAAACGAAATAACAATTTTTGAAATGAAATAATTTTTAAAAATAGAATTAAAATGAAATTCAATACAATATCAATTCCTAAATTAAGTAGGAATAAATATAATTATGTTGCTGGTGGATATGGTGGTGGAAGTACTTTTATCGGTGGTAGTGTCGGTGGTGGGGGACTACCATATTACATTGATGAAAACGGAAATTACGTGATTGAAAAGAAAACAATCTTCAATAAATCAGTTATCAGTAAAGAAGAAGTCGTTGCCTACGGAGAAAATAGTGAAGACTATAAACAAGTTTATGCTGCTTTTGAACACGCTCATTCAATATATGAGATAGCAGAACTTCAAGAAACGATAAATAATCTTCAGCAACAAATAAACGAACTAAAAGCACAATTACAATGAGTTTATCATATAAGAATCTAACCATACAAATGGTTGCAAAAGAACTAGGCATAAAAACAAACAAATTGAGCGAATTATGTACAAGCAAGAATATCAATTTGTTCGCTTGGAGAAAGCCTTTTGCTTATGCTAGTAATAAGGTCGAACTTGATGATTATCAAGCGTGGCGAGGTAGGGCTTATGGTTTCCAAATGGTTCCTCAAATAGAGAGACCCACTTCAGGTCAAGAATTAGCAGAAATGTACTATAATCCGCCTAGTGGTGGTACGAGTGAGCCTTTCAGGTTAGGGGATTTTCGTGGCTACGACCACAATGCAAAAAGCCCAATTACATTGAATATCACGACCGAATTTGATAGTATAAAACCGACAGTTTGTAAATTGAAATTCAATCAATTAGACGGACAACTAACATTATCAGAAATCTTTAATACACAAAATATTTATCTTGCTTTTATTTATGTCAATGCAAACCGAATCAGAGTTATAACAACAGATAAACCTATTAAGGATTTGGATAGAGCAGAACAGACACTTGAATTATCATCAGCACAAGACGATGCAGGTCTAACGACTGACCTATATGTTTGTATGGTGTTAAAGAAGTTTGAAGATTATCAGGATTTAAACGAATGGTCTAGTTTAAATGGCTGTTTTCCGTTGAATTTTCCTAACTATCACGAGTATCATAAATCTTTCGTAGTTCAAGCTCCACCAAAAGATACAATGCTTATATCTTCTGTATTCTTTAAAGCTGTTCATCACGTTGGTATAACGTGGATTGTCAAACCGTTAATAAAATATCGGAAAGCAGATGGTAGTCAACAAACCGTAACTTTTAATGCGGCAGATTATTATTTGGATATTGAACATTCAGGCTATAATTTACAAAATATGACAGGTGGCACTGTTAATCAAATAATTGTTAATAATATGACTGGTGAATTTAGTACAATCTATTACGAGGGTGAAGCTGAAATTGAGAGCAATATTTATTTCAGATTGACAGAGCATTCCTATGATTCAACGAATTATCCAAAGGGTGATTTTGTGGTGAGAGTATATAGGAAAAAGGATGATAAGAATATGTGTATAAGCCGTATAGATTTACGTGATGTTGATTAATAATCAATTAAATACTATTGTCAAATGAAACTAACTATAAAAGAAATTGTAACATTATCAACTGCTGTATTTGCCATTATAGCGGGATTTGGATTGACGGTGGCAGGCTTCATAGTTCCACCACTTGGAATCATTAGTGATTCCGTTCTATGGGTTCTCGGTCAGAGCTTGGTGTATGCAGGCTCTATATTTGGAATCTCAACGCATTATTCTTCCGAAGTAAAGAAGTTCAAAGATGAAATAAAAAGAGAAATAAATAACAAATAAATTAGAAAGAAGCGTGCTATTTTTATAGTGCGCTTTTTTGTTTATAGAATAATTTTAATTAGATTTGTATTTGTAATTGAATTAATAATCCAAACAATAAATAATTATGGCAACAGCAGGAAGAAAAGCATTATCCGAGCAGGATAAATTAAGTGAGATTCAGAAATACGAAGAACAATATTTGACTTCAATCAGTGAGACTAAAAGGCTGAACTGGTCTACTTTGACAGTTGAAACAAAATACAAAAGAATCGTATTTTATAAGCGTAAGTTGAAGCAAGAACGTGTCTTAACTCCCGTATTTGGGGATATTAGGGTAGCTTTAAAGAATTATGTCGAAACCCTTACTCTTAATTCATATAAGGATGAATTACTTGATATAATTCAATTGATTAATACGAAGATTGAAAGTAATAGAGAGATAGACGAAGAACAGGCAAGAATTGAAGAAGATGAACGACAGCTTTTAGAAAGAAAGAAAAAATTGAAATTAAAACAGAAATAAGTAGTTTAGGGATTCATTATTTGAATCCCTTTTTTATTAATAAAAAGTTTTTCTGTTGCTGTTTTTATTGTGTTACAGGATAGTGTGTTATTAATTTGTTTTTCAAATACACAGACAAAATCGCTTGGAGCTTGATATTCAGACACGAATACTTGATGTCCTTCTTTAACCTTAATTCTGCACCAATCCCAAAATTCGTTTGAATCAAAATTTGTATTGTATTTTTGAGTGCCTTGATAGGGTGGGGCACAATATATAATTGAATTGTCAGGAATAGCCAGTTCTCTATAATCACAACATTTGAATGTGATGTTTGATAAGTCTTGTTTTAACAGATTATCTTTTTGTTCTTTTTGACGATTACGTATTGGACTATGTGTCCAGCCTTTAAAATATCCACCTCTGTAAGAACAGATAAAAGCACAGTAGCCTACTAACCATTCAGAATATTTATCCTTGTTATTTTTTATATGTACGTATTCTTCTTTTGTTATATGTTCGGGGACTGGTAGTTTCTGCTGAACGTGTTGAAGTAATGCTATCAAGTACCTATTGTTGTCTGCCGCTATCTTGTTTTTATGTTCAATTTTTGAAATCAGATTTGCACCACCACAAAACGGTTCTACGTAAAATTGATTCTCTTTTAAATCTTTTGTAATGATTGGGATAATGTGCTTTGCTAATCTGTGTTTGCTTCCGATATAAACCATAATGTTATTTTCTATATAAATAGTATTTCAACAGGGAAAATGAATAATAACTGGATATTTATTTTGCTTTTATTTTCAAAAAAGTTGGTTTTTAAATAAAAAAAATGTACGTTTGGTCACACTTCTTAGAAGTTGATGATATTTATAATTAGAAAGACAGATTGCAAGCTGTTTGCAGGTAGTGATTTCATAAGGTTTGTACTACCTGCATTAACTTTCTGAATTGAAATAAACAAACCTGTGATTAATAATAAACTAAACCTTATAAAAGATGAAAGAGACTACATTTAAAATCTACAATGACATCTTCAAAGAAGATGATAGAAATTCTTCAAAATTTTACGTATTATATAATCCTAATATGAGATTCTTATTAACTGCAAATGAAATGTGTACATTCTATCAAATTGTGCATATTTGCAATCTTAATAGAAACTCTGCATCATTGAACTTTCTTGCTAAATTGTTGAAGACTTCAAATAAAACACTTCAAAAAATAACAAACCAATTAATCACACTAAAATTGATTTCAAGAAATAGAAGTCATTACGGAACATATTATTATACATTGAACCTTGAAGTGATTGCAGAAGTATATGATAAATTAAATTCCTGTCATACCCTTGAAGATAGAGAGATATTTTGCAAGAAGTACATTGAAGATTGTGAAAAAAATGCTGTATCAAAAAATGATGCACCTATGGAAGAAATTACCATACCTATGGAAAAAATTACCACACCCCCTATGGAAAAATTTACCACACATATAAGTAATATCTCTCATAAAAAAGATGAGTTTCATAATAAAAATGAATTTAATAATGAAAATGAATCTCATAATAAAGATGTCGAAGTTGGAGAAACTGCTAACGCTGAAACTTTAAATGAGACAGCTAACGCTAATTCTTCTTTTAATAATAATTCTAACGTTGGTAAGGAATCAGTTTCAACTGATGATGTTATTAGTGAGATGTTCCCTGAATTACCAATAGAAGATAATTCAAATGGAGTGGCTGACGCTGAAACTTCTTCCAATATTAATTTAAATAAATCTTCAAGAAGTAATTCAAATAAGACTTCTGTTTCAATTAAAAATAAGAATCTAAGTAATTCTTCAATTGAAAAGGAAACTCTCAACAGAGAGCCTAAAAACAGCACTGACGTTGATTCCAATAATGTAAATAATGGTACTGCTGACGCAGGAATTTCTTCCAATAATGATAAAATTGAAGAACAAGCTAACGCTGATTCCAATGATGATGATTTCTTTGATGAAATTTTCACAGATGCAACAATTGAAGAAGTTGATTCCAATGAATATGCTATCAAACAGACTGTAATTAAAGAGGAAACTATCAATGAAGAAAAGGCTTTAGCAATGAAGTATTATTCCAAGATACTGAATGTTACAAGTATTGAAGAACTAGTACTGTTCTCAACAGAGGTAAAACAGCTTCCAATAGGTGAAAAATATCTCAATGAACTTCTTCAACTAATTTCAAGCAAAGAAGAAAGCTTCAACGAAGAAAAGCGTGAAGCAGCAAGAACCTTCAACTTGGAGAAAACTATTCAGAATAATCCAATGTTCTCCGACTGGTACTATATGTTAAAGCATATAATTGATGAATGTGATTTACGTGCACTGTTATCATATCAAAGAGCTTTAGAAAGTGGTATTGATGAGTTTTCAAGCAAGGAGACAGCCGTATTACAGGAAGTTATTGATGAAGGTATCTTTGCACTTCAAATGAAACATTGTGTAGCTTAATCCAAGTGGAGAATTACTTTATTTAAGGCTCTTGGTTGAACCTTCTTCAATAAATGATAGATTATTCAATTAAAAGGAAATATCTCAACAGAGAGCCTTAAAAAGTATTTAGAATTAATTTATAAAAAGAATATACTATGATGAGAGAAGAAGATAAAAAGAAAATTGTTCAACAGAAGATTGAAAGGAAAATGTTAACTGATAATGAGAAGAGAACAATACTAGGTTACTTGTTTGATAATTTGAAAAAGATTCCAAGAGATGGTGCTATCAATATACTCAAAGAGTACAGGTTTACCAAGAAAGAAATAGATTTTGTAAAAGAATGCTATGCCAATAATCGATGAAACAACTTATAATAAGATTAACCAAAGTGGTACTGTACCTGATTCTATAAATGTACCTGTTTTGAATAGTGTACCTGATTTCAAAAGTATGGCTAAATTGGAAAGTGTACCTGATTTGAAAGTCAGAGAACAGTAATTTAATAAGGGGTGTTTAACCACACCCCAATTGTAAAACCAACTAAACAAAATGATTAATTATGACAAACTGGAAAAGATAAGTGAACCTTGTGAAAACTGGAAGTATTTAATAGGCGAGGATAGAAAAAAGAATGAGAACTTCGTAATATCCAATTTTGGACGGGTTTATTCTGTAAAGTATGACAGGCTAGTGAAATTATACCATAATAAGCACACTGGTTACGACTACTTTTTCATAAATGAATACAGAGATAAAATTTACGATACAATTAATGTTCACAGGGCAGTAGCTTTAACGTGGTTAGAATATCCAACTGATTTGAAAGATGATTATGCAGTCGTCGACCACATAAATGAGGTCAAAACCGACAATAGAGTTACCAACCTTCAGTGGATTTCTCAACAGGAAAACACAACTAGAGCGACATCACAAGAGAGACGAATAGAAAGTTTGAAAAAGACGGTTGAACTTAGACACAAAGAAGCTCAAATTCAGGAACTTCTTCAAGAGAATAAAATCTTAAAAGAAAAGTTACTAAAATACGAAGATAAAGTCGAAACAGCGTTAGCCCTCAATAAGATAGATAGTAAAAAGAAACTGGACTACAAGCAATTTATTTAATGAAAAAACTTTGTTAATCATTTGCATAACACAAAATAAATACCTATCTTTGTAGTGTCAAAACAGAATAACTTATGAATGAAGAACTTGAAAAAGAGATTGAAAAGGTTAAGCAAAAAATTGCTGATTACCAACGATTAGCTCCTTTATTGGGGGTTAGTGAAGAAGAGAAAGAAAGGCAAATCAATTTGTTTTTAGATGATTTAGCCAAGTTGTTAAAAAAGAAGTAATTAACCAAGTTCCCTCGAAAGGGGGAACTACAAACATATAGTTATGAATAGATTTAATGAGATACTGAATGAGATGAAACCATTAATTGGTTCACTTGTAGCTGAAGAACGTGCTAGGCTTCTTCAATTGGAAGAAGAATTAAAAACCTTACAGTTGTCGGAACAGGATAGGAAAGAAGGACAAAAATTCTTTGAAGATGGTATTAATGAGATTCAAAATGAAATCCAAGTAATAAAAGAAAAAGTGTCTCTTCAAGAACAGCTAAAAGAAGTTTCTGAAATTATTTCTTTGAGTTATATTGCTAAGAAGTACTTTAATAAAACAAGGACTTGGCTGTATCAAAAGATTAATCAGAATGTTATTCACGGCAAGGCTTGTAAATTCACAGATGAAGAGCTAAAGACATTGCAGTTCGCTTTAGATGATATAAAGAATAAGATAGGTTCTATAAAAGTTAGTTATTAACTGTTTTGACAAGACAATGAATCTATTTTGAAGGGTACATTAATTTGTGCCCTTTTTTATTTGACATATAAATCGTAATTTAGAAAAAGAAAAAAGACAGCAAATGAATTTTCAAATGCTGCCTTCTTAATAAAGAAACTAAACTTTCTGATAAAGATATTTATATTATTCTCTTCCCCATTCTGGAACTGATTTAAAACCACCATTATAAGAAATAGACATTTCTTTATCTTGCGCACTATCGTCACCAATGTACACCTTCTCAATATTTATTTTGTAACCTCCATTTTCCTTAGTTATTACAAGAGCACTATTGGAAGAGTTCTTGTTTTCATTCTGTTCATATTGATGTTCCATATCACCAAGAACTGTATACACGTGGTATTTATTAGCAGGGAAAGTTCCTGTTGGAATTTCATTAACAGAACCTTCTGCATTGAAATCTATAAGAATTATAGAAAAGTTAGAAGGCATTTGTGATTCGTTTTTGATACCGTACATATCAAAAGTCATAAGCTCTAAACTGTACTTGTTTTCGCTATTTCCAGGGGTACAGTACCAATAAGCGTGATTCAGAGTTGTTTTATTTCCATCAATTGTTAATGTTGCATTTCCAGTAGTAGGTTCGTCATCATCATCGCCACAAGCAGCAAAATTAACACTCATTACTATCGCTACGATAGCCAATCCAATTAATCTTAATGTTTTCATTTTGATAAAAAATAAATGTGTAAAAACTTAATTTATATGTATTTTGTTGCAAAATTACTTAATAAATCAGATTGCAAAAAAGTGAAATTATGCATTTTGTGACTAAATAGACCAAATGCGTGTTTATCAATGTGAAAAATGTGTTTAAGTTGAAAAAATATTTTTTTAATAATGACTTTTTCAATTCCAACAGATATTTATAATAAAAAAGATATATCAAAAGTTGGTTTTTAATTTAAAAATCTATACATTTGAGTTGTAAGTTAATAATCAATGCGGGTTGGAGAAAAAGTTATCTCGTCAGTCTCATAAGCTGAAGATAGGTGGAGCGTTACCACCATCCGCAACAATAAATATCAGTCTTTAGTGGGTATGAGATTGATGTTTTTCTTGTTAAAAATTTGTTCTTATTGTTATTGTGTGCTGTTGCGATAACAGCACATTTTTTTGAGATATTTCTTTGATTTTTTATCACTTTTTCAATTTAGTAGATATTTATATATAAAAGAAAGAAAAATGAAATATTCTACATTTATTTTGATTCTAATTATAATGGTACTATCAATTAAATTATATAATAAAAATAAACTAATTGATATACTAACTGAAAATAAAATTGAAAACACAATAGGAAAATGACAAACGAACAAAAAATTAGAGAACAGGAACTAAAAGACAGACAAGAGGTTATAAGATTATTTAATACCATCTTTAAAGATGTACAATACACGGCGTTACCAATAACTGGTGTTACCGATTTGACTGTAACAGCTAGTACTACTAGTAAAATCGGTCTCTATAACGTAGAAATAAAAGAAAGGGACATTTCAATCAATAGATTCAATGATTGTTTCTTGGAAGTGATGAAACACGATAGCCTTAAAAGTACATATACAGACCATAAGCCATTGTATATCGCTTTATACCCTGATAACAGAATTGCCTGTGTATGGTCTATTAACGACTTGGATTTTAACAAAATAATAAAAACTAAAAGATGGATGAACAAATCAACGTACTGTAATAAAGAGAAAGTTTTGAAGGACGTGTATCTGCTACCAATCGAATTAGCCAAACAATACAAATACTAAGTAAAGTTTCAGTCATTTCATAATATATTTTTTTATTAAAAATCCCCCTGTCTTCACAGATAGAGGGATTTTGCTTTTGTGTTTTTAGGACGTTCTCTTCATCATTGAGATGCAATAAGGTTTTTATTTATTATGAAAACTTTAGTTGTTTGTCGTGTTTCCGATATTCAATTGTTTATATAAAATGATACAAATATAAATTAAAAAGGATTTTTATTCCAATCTTTTGTTTATCAAAAATGATTCTAATTTCAATTTAAACATAGATTTATTTAAATTAAAAATAAAATGCTCCTTGTTTTTAAAATTAATTGAATGTAATTGCTTGTTTTTTGTAAGTATATACAAGTTCTTTTCATCGAGGGATAAACCATAAATGCTAGCAATAGGAAGTGATATAAACCTATTAAAATAACAATAATCAAAATCAACGTCTAAACCTAGATATTGAAGCTGCTCATAGTTCTCGATGTAGCTTTGCCTTTGAATTAAATTTGCGATTTTTCTTGCTTCTCTTGTATTCATATAAAAGGTGCAGATTTGCAAAATTTGAATAGTAAGGTACTGGCAATACCCATCAACCAAAACTAAGCAGTCTGCACCCATATCGTATATCAACAGATTATACAACGGCACAGACGCTTAATAGTTTTAGGTTGATATGTATAAAGTGCCAGTTTTTACTATCCTCAACTATTAAACGTCTTTACGTGTGTTCGATTTCTCCCGAACACGGCACAAAGATACTAATTATATTTAATTAGTGCATAAAAAATGACATTGTTTTAATGACCTTATTATATGAAATGTTCTGATTTTGATATGACGGTTATTTAATAAATAAGGTTTTGTAAGTTCCTGTTTATTGCTTCATTATGGCTTATTACCACTAAATAATATTAAATATTTTTCTAAGAAAAGTGCTCGGATTGTAAAAATTGTACCTTTGCAATCGTGAGTACCAAATTTGAGTACCAAATGTTAAAAAATCTTTAATTGACTGATTCTCAGTATACTGTGAAAAGCCCCATTTTTTTTATGTCCTTATTTAATGTCTACCAATCTACATTTTGATCAGTAATGACGGTATCATAAAAGATTGTGGTAACGTAAATACAGCAAATGAACTGATTCTTGTATTGCATATAGCACCGGCTTATAATTTTTAATGAACAATAGTTCTTGCTAATTAAATAGCTTTTAGTAACTTTGTAGCAATTTCAGACTTCCATGGAGATAGTTCTGAAAGAACATAGTTAACAAAGAGCGTTTAGGATATTATCTTGCATTGGAATCTGGACAATTTCATAAGGTGAAGATAATAGGCAAGAACGCTCACGTCAATGTTATATACCTATCTTATATGGATAGTCTATATATCGTTTGGCGTGGGCTATTGTTTATTATTCACCTTAGGCAGTCCAGAGCCTCAATGCAGTAATATTCAGTAGTTCCCACGCTTTTTGTACGTAGTAGCCAATCATAGGGAACTGGTTGGTATTAAATACAAAATATAAGAACCGGACAGTTTATTTACTTTGCCAATCTGTTTATTAAGAAGTGTGCAACTTTCCATGTTGTGTTCCTCGCACTTGCATCTCAATTATTAATGCTCTCTATTAGGGACGTAGAAGCATAAACAAATTATAAAATGAAAATACTAAGATTTATTGGA